CCTCTGCATCGTGAGCCGGGCCCACGGCTGCTCGGCGGGCGGCACCGCGAGGAAGAGGATGTACAGGTCGAGCAGCAAGTCGGGCGCCGTGCCCGCTAGCCTGCCCACCAGGCGGAGGAACGTGTCCGCGTCCGCCAACATGGCCGTTCGGCCGGCGTCGGCGAGGTCTCCGCCCGACTGGATCTGCGCGCCGAACACCGACCTCAGCACGCCGCCTCCCTCGCCCGAGGCGATCTGGTCGATCGCGTCGCCGAGGATCTCGTACATCCGCATCTTCTGGAAGAAGCCCATCGGCCGCTGCACGTACTCGCGTGCCTCGTCGCCCACGCCGATGCGTCGGATCTTCGGCTCGGCGCTCGGCCTCAGCACCTCCAGCGGCGAATCCTGCTGCTCTTCTCCGGGAGCCTCGATCGTGGTTGTCTGTCCTTCAGTCATGTTGCACCTCCGGTCATGGTTATCGGGTCAGAGCTCCCCAGGAGCTCCAGGATCGTGTGTCCCCGGAGCTAAGGAGGTACCATTGGCCCCGGCTTCCGGTGTCTCCAGTGCACCCCTGTGACCTCCTGGGTGCACTCCTGTGGCCATCATAGATCGGCCAGGTCACGGCCCAGCTTGTCCACCCTTGCGGGGATGTACGTCGCGTTGCCCTCGAGGAACGCGTCCCTGATGAACGGGTTGGCCCGCTGCCCTTTGACCGACGGCCTGAACAGCGTCCGCCCTCCGATGCGGAAGTGGAGGACGTTGCCCGTGTGCGGGCGGATCGGAGCGTGCCTCGTGCCGAAGAGGCCCGTGCCCTCGTGGGTCCACACCCCGTACGGAGCTTGGCGGCTGACGCCGACCGAACCCTCGTGCTGCCCGGTCCCCGTCGACGATGCCCGGTTGCGCGTGATGTTGCGGCGGAGGTTGCCAGTCTTGAAGCCCGCCTTCAGCTTCGCTAGCCCCTCGACCTCGAGGAGCATGTCGTCGATGGCGCCCTTGATGAGACGGTCGACCTCGGCCGCGTGCAGCCGCATCTTGGCGACGAGGACCTCGCCGCCCTCGATGCCGAACGCTACCTCAAACGGCACACTGGGACCTCCGGCGGCGCAGCAGCCTGGGGCGGGCGGGAGAGGCGTGACTCAGTGCCCGCCCCCTCGCGGCTGCGCTCGTGAGTCCCGAGACCTCGTGCTCCCACACGACCTCGACCTCGTAGCCAGCCCGCTCGAACGCTGCGAGCCGCACGTCGTCTCGGCCGCGGTTGTGCACCAGCCCGCGGTCGCCGTAGCACTCCGGGCACCCGTGCACGAAGCAACCGTTCGCCTCGATCACGAGGCGCTCGTCGGGCACCACGAAGTCCGGACTCAACCTGCGCCGCCTGCCGCCCACGATCACTGCGAGCTTCGGCTTCACCACGTACTCGACGCCGATCTCGTCGAGCCATGCGGCCACCGCTCGTTCCGTGGCGGTCATCGGCTTGGCTGGTGCTTGGGTCACGTGCCTCCCTACTGCTGGTCCCTGATCACGAGGACCCTCTGGTACACGTCCGAGATCGACATGTCCGGAAGGGCCTTCCACTGCACCGGGATCTGCATCTGCTCCCCGGTCTTGGCGTACGTCACCGTCGACTGCTGCGGCATCCTCACCACCTTGCGGAAGAAGAAGCCGCGGATCTTCCCCGACGGCCTCTGGTAGAGGATCGCCAGGCGGCGCTGGGTGTACACCAGCGGACCGCCGAACGTGACGAACTTCTCCGGTCCCTGCGGCGGCGTGTTGTCGATCGTGACCGGGCCGCCCTCCCAAGCGATCTGCAGCTTGTCGGGCGTCATCTCCGCGATCGCCGTGGCCACCGTGTACTCCCACGCGGTCGGCCGCGTGTCGATGTCGCCGAGGATCTGGTCGACGTCGAACGTGTCTTCCGTGTTGTTCACCGAGATCTGACACCCGGTCTTCGTGGCTCCGAGATCGAACCACCCGGGCATCGCATCGTACGTCGACATGTTCAGCACGTCGGCGATCTTGGCAGGGAACGGCGTGGACGCTGTGAACGCCCAGATGATGCGTGCGGCACCTCTGATGAACGAGGTGTCGTCGATGCTGGTCCTGTAGAAGTCTGGCAATGTGTCACCTCCCTTCGCACCGACGTGCGGTCAGGTATCGCTGCTACTTCGACTCCTCTGCGGGAACCTCCTCCTTCGCGGCGGACTTGCTACTGCCGCCCTTCGTGAGCACGTAGCTCGGCTCGAGCGCGTCGAACTCGTCGTCTGTCATGTCGTCAGTGGTGCCGCCGAGGTCGACGGAGCGCACCGGCTCCTCGCCGTTCTCGCTCCACTCGAAGACGAGCCGGGTCGTCTCGTCGCCCGGGATCTTGTTGCCCTCGTACTTCACGGTTGCCATCGATTCACCTCCCTCATTGCTTCGTGAGCACGTACCACTGCGAGAGCACGTTGATCTCGGGGTCCGTCATCTGGCCGAGGCCCCCGAACGAGATGTCTCGCTCTGGGGTGCCCTGGACTTCGTCGGCCCACGCGAGCACGATCAGCGTCGCCTCGTCGCCGTCGATCAAGTTGTCGCTCCACTCCACCTCGAACATCGACATCGGGTCCTCCTCAGAGCGCCGTTGGCTTCACGATCGTGTACTCCATGCGAGCGCCCTGCCAGATGAAGCGCCTGCTCACTTCCCTCGACTCGCTCCTGACGAACACGTCCGTGAGCAGCACGGAGGGCGTGTTCGAGATGTCGCTGATGATCCCTCCAAGCGTGCGGTCCGCCATCACCACCGCATGGGTCGCGTCGACCGAGCGCTGGATCCGAGAGTTCACCTCGCCCTCGTCATCGTCGGACTTGCACATCAGCTCGACGTACATGTGCAGCTGGAACAGGTCGACCTGGTCGAAGTCGCTGAACTGCGGCGTGGCCTGCCAGGCCATCACCGAACAGTTCGGGTAGCGGTCGACCGGCGCCTCGATGAGGCTCGGCCTGTGCCCGTGGTAGAAGTTCTCGACCATGAAGTGCTCCACGGACGTGAGCGGGAGATCGAGCTGCCCGTCGAGCTGCATCCACTTCGCCTGCTGAGCGTCGAGCTCGTCATTGAGGTTCTCACGGAGCATCCACAGCGCTCGTTTGCCGACGAGCTCCATGCTGAAGCTGCTGTCGACCGCGAGCGGAGCGTACGGTAACGTGTTCACCATCTACCCACCGGCGTCGGGTGGCCGATCTCGGTGCCCACCCGGTAGATGCCCGGCGAGGCGTAGTAGTAGCCCCACAGGGCCGGGTCGGGAGTGACCATATTGCCGCCCGACTGCGAGATGGCCGGCGTCCCTTTCCCGTCGAAGAGCTTCAGGGACGACGAGCCGTCCGGAGCGATCACGATCTGCCTCTTCGTCACCGCGTCCCTGAGCATCGTCCACGTCTTCCACAGCGCGTCCCTGCGGTCCGGATAGCTGGCCGACTCCTGCGTCCCCGTCGTCGTGATGCTGATCGGCTTCGAGGCCCACCAGTCGATCGCGGCTGGGATGATGCGGATCGCCACGCACTGAGCCGCGTAGTCGAGGACGGGCGGCTCGTACGACGAGCCCTCCAGCTCCGGCGGCACGTTCGTCTGGAAGAGAGCGAACTTCACCGACTCCACCTGCAGCTGGATCAGCTCGGACCCGTAGTCGTCGTCCTTCGACAGCGCCACGTACGTCGACGGGATGATCGCCTTCGTCCTCCTGGCGATCTCTCCCGTCTGCGTCGAGTAGCCCGGCGCGTGCTCGGCAACGACGATGAGAAACTCGGGCGTCGACTGGCTAACGCCACCGGACGTCGTGACCACCCACCACGCGTCGTAGACGCCAGGTGCATCGGTGTCGCCCGGTGCCCAGTCGTAGCGCACTTGTCCGTCGACGCCCGGAGGGTTCACGATCGATGCGACCGCGTCGACCGTCAGCGAGTCGCTCTCGCGCAGCCTCATGCGGAAGCGGACCGAGTGATCGGTGAGGTCGACGACCCCGTTCGCGTCCGCGATCGTGTCGAGGATCGAGGGGCCCGTGTCTCCCTGGAAGATGGGAATCGGTGCTGGTGTCACGTCACCTGTACCTCGTCGTGGGCCTGATCGAGAATCCTATCGGGGACCTCTTCCTGTGCTTGATGCTGGCCGTGGGCGACGAGGACGCTGCGTGCTGCCTCCACCCGTACACGAGAGCGGCCGTCGGCTGCGGCTGCGAGAACGGCGCCGTGTAGTCCTTGCCCGGCATCCTCAGCCGGATGCTGTCCGTGATCGTCGCGCCGGTGTCCGTCAGCGGACGCACGACCCCGCGGACGAGAGAGTCGCTCACAGTGATCGTGTCGTCGATCGTCCTCGTGACGTACCGCTGCCTTGCGATCGAGTCGCTGAGCGCCAGCGCCTGGTCCTGAGGGTGAACAGAGACCGTGCGGCCAAGGGCGTCGGTCAGCGTCAGAGCGACGTCGCCGATGGGCCTCGTGACAGCGACGCTCACCGAGTCCGAGAGCGTGAGCCCGACGTCGACGACCGCCCTCAGCGCTGTCCTCGTCCTCACCAGCGAATCGAAGACGTTGAGCGCCGTGTCCGCGACGTTCACCTGGTGGAAGCCAGCAGCCGTGACTCCGAGCGTGTCGACGACCGTGAGGCCCACGTCAGAGATCGGCTTGGTCGCGACCTTCTTGATCGAGTCGCTGAGGACGAGGCCGTTGTCCGAGAGCGCGACCGGACGCACCCTCGTGCGGACGATGCTGTCGCCGACCGAGAGGCCCGTGTCAGCGAGGTGCCTGGAGACCGTGACGTCGACCGAGTCGGAGACAGAGAGACCGACGTCGGCGATCTGCTTCGAAGCCAGCTTCCCGATCGCATCGCCGACCGAGAGGCCGGTGTCGAAGAGGGCGGCCTGCTTCGCCTTGAGCACGGCGACGGCGTCGCCCACCGAGAGACCGACGTCTGAGAGCACCCTCGGATGCAGGGCGACCTCGGCGATGGAGTCAAAGACCGCGATGCCGACGTCGGAGATCGCCCTCGTGACGGTCGGCCTCACGGAGTCGCTTGCCGACAGGCCGGTGTCGGCGACGAGCTTGGAGACGAGCTTCGTGAGCAGGTCCGAGACGCTGGCGCCCGTGTCTGCGAGCGAGACCGGGTACACCGAGACGAGCTTCTGCGCCTGGACGGAGTCGCTCAGGGAGAGGCCGACGTCGACGAGCTGCTTCACGGCCAGCTTCTGGATCGAGTCGGTGACCGTCAGACCGACGTCGGCGATCGGGCGGACGCGGACGACTGCCAACGAGTCGGAGACGTTGAGGCCGACGTCCGCCGGTTGCCTGCTGACCGCCCTCGTGACCGCGTCGGCGACCGAGAGGCCCGTGTCGAAGAGCTGCCTCGTGACGACCCTCGAGATGAAGTCCGTCTGGCCAGAGAACACGTCGTCGACGTTGAGCACGCCGACTCCGCCGACGGGCGTCACCTGGAAGTAGGTGGACAGGAACGCGATCCCCGGCGGGATCGAGATGCGACCCGAGAGCAGTTGCCAGCTACCGATCGTGCTCGTGGCACCGATTCCCTTAGTTCCCACGTACCCGCCGCCACTGTCTTTGAGGTCGCAGTACCCCTGAGCGCCCGTTCCCGTCGTGATGTACACCCACCCTTGGACTAGGTAGGTCTGGCCCGCGACCACCGGGTAGTTCGTGTAGAAGGCGTCGTGGTTGTTCGCGTCCGTGTTCAGCCGCAATGAGGCGGCACCGCTGTGGAACAGCGACGTGTCCTGCGTCACGGTCGCAGCCGGGCTTCCCCTCGCGATCCAGCCGTTGATCCCAGCCTCGAAGTTCGGGTTCGTGATCAGGTTCGGCCCCGGCATGTAGAGGCCGACGTCCGTCAACGGCCTCGTGACAGCTGCGATCCTCCCGAGAGCGTCGACGAGCGAGAGCCCGACGTCCGAGATGTTGATGACGGTGTACCCAGCCCTGCTGATCGCGAGCGAGTCGGAGACTGAGAGCGCGACGTCAGCCAGCACCCTCGCGACCAGCGGCCGCGCCAGAGCGTCGGACACTGCGAGGCCGGTGTCGACGAGAGCACGTGGCCTCGTGACGAGCCGAGCCAACGAGTCGCCGACGCTGAGGCCGACGTCAGAGATCGGCTTCGTGACGAGCTTGACGAGAGAGTCGGAGACCGAGAGGCCGACGTCGGCGACCGCCCTGATCGCCGCCCTTCCGAACGAGTCGCTGACCGAGAGGCCGGCGTCCGCCAACGGCCTCGTGGCGAAGAGCGTCCTCGCCAGCGCGTCGCTCAGCGTCAACCCGTTGTCAGAGATGCTCTTCGACGTGAAGCCGGCCTTGCTGATGCCGAGCGCGTCAGAGACAGCGAGGCCGACGTCTGAGATCGGACGTGTGATCAGCGTGCGTACGAGCGAGTCGGAGACCGTGAGACCGGCGTCCGCCACGCCGCGGACCCTGACCGGAGCGCGGACTAGCGAGTCTCCGACCGAGAGGCCCGTGTCGGCCAGCGGCCGGGTGATCGTGCGGACGAGAGAGTCACCGACGACGAGGCCCGTGTCGGCGAGCGAGATCGCCCTGACCTCGGTCTCTGCGACGCTGTCACCGATCGAGAGGCCGGTGTCGGCGAGGAGCTTGGTGACGACCTTGGCGAGAGAGTCGCTGACGGCCAGAGCTGTGTCTGCGAGGGCTCTCGGCCGGACTGGCTGCCTGGCGATCGAGTCTCCGACCGAGAGGCCGGTGTCCGCGAGGGCGATCGGCCTCGTCCTCAGCAAGCTGTCGCTGACCGAGAGCCCGACGTCGGAGATCGGCCTCGTGACGACCCTGGCGAAGCTGTCGGAGACCGATAGACCAGCGTCGGCGAGGAAGTGGGTGGAGACTTTCCCGATCGAGTCGGAGACCGCGAGCGCCGTGTCAGCGAGCGCACGTGGCCTGACGGGCTGCCTCGCGATCGAGTCTCCGACGCTGAGGCCGGTGTCCGCGAGGGTTCGCGGCCGGGCCGGCTGTCTAACGAGCGAGTCGCCGAGCGTCAGGCCGGTGTCCGCGATCGCGCGGACGAACGCCCTCGCAGCCGCCAGGGAGTCCGAGACAACGAGGCCAGCGTCCGCCGGCTGCCTGACGGCAGCGAGGACCCGGCCGATCGAGTCAGAGATCGAGAGGCCAGCGTCTGCGATCGGGCGACCGAGGACGCGGAGGACTCCGAGCGAGTCGGAAAGCGCGAGGCCGCTGTCGACGATCGCAGTCGTGTACGCCCTGGTGATCGTGTCCGAGACGTTGAGAGCGGTGTCCGCCAGGCCGCGTACCCTGCTCGGCACGCGGTTGAGCGCGTCCGAGATCGTGGAGCCGGTGTCGGCGATCGGCCTCGTGCGGACCGCGTAAGTGCTGACGACGTCGGAGACCGAGACGCCGACCTCGGCGAGCCCTCGGGGCCGAAGCATCGGCCGCACGAGCGAGTCGCTGAGCGTCAGCCCGGTGTCCGAGATCGGTCGGTTGTACGTGACTGCCGACGTCTGCACCGGCGTCTCGAACTCGACCCACGAGACGTAGATCAGGTTGGCCGGTACGATGTGGGTCGCGTTGATCGAGTCGGACAACGAGACGCCGACGTCCGCCATCGAACGCCCGTACGTCACCGGCCTCGCGATCGCGTCGGAGACGTTCAGCCCCGTGTCCGCCAGGGCCCTGACGACCGTCCGAGCGATCGCGTCGGTGACCGAGATGCCCGTGTCCGGAAGCGCTCTAGCTCGGGTCTCGGTCTCCGCGACCGAGTCGCTGACGCTGAGGCCAGTGTCGGAGATGGGGCGAGTGTACGTCGTGCCCGCGTTCGCCTTGTACATCACCCCCGCGGCGACGTAGTTCGGCGTCGACGTGGGGATCGACGCGCCGATCGCAGGGCCCGTCGTACTGGACGGGAAGAAGTACTCGAAGAGGATGTCAGGCGCAGCGTTCCTCGGGTTCCCGGCCATCGTGCCGAGGTTAGCTCCGATCGGCGTGGCTGACGCCTCCGCCACCTGGATGGCGAACGCGACGACCTCCAGGTCGCCCGAGACCGTGCCGCTCATGACCGGGCCGGAGATCGTCGTGCCGCCACCAGAGCCGCCGCCCCACCCATCCAGGCGGCCCGTCGGGATGTTGCTGAACTCCTCGACCTTGTACGCGACCGTCAGCGTACCGCCCGACGTGTTCGAGACCGTGACAGTGAGCTGCGTCGGAGCCGACGTCATGTAGCCCGAGCTCACCATCGCGTTCATCCCGCCGATGATCGCGTAGTTCTCGTCGTTGAGCTGGTAGCTGTTCCCCGCGTTGTCGGTGATGTTGTCGGTCGTGAGCTTGTCCGTCGTCGTCACGAGCGCGACGATGAGCACGTGACCAGCTGCGACTCCCGAGACCGGGATCGTGAACGTCTTGCCCGAGCCGTTCGCGATGCTGACAGCGTTGATCGCGCGCTCTGCTACGAAGGCGGCGGCCATGTTAGTTCGCCACGAACCTCACGCTGAGGTTGGTGTAGTCGGTGATCGTGGCCACCTGCGGGTCTGTGAGCACTTGCTCGTACGTGGTGAACGACGTGGGCAGCGACGGGTGCGACCACGACGCGATCACCGTCGAGCCCTGCATCAGGTACACCGTGAGCACGGCGCTCGCCTGCCGCTTCACGCGGTAGCGCAGCTTCGTGCCGCCGCTGAGCGTGATCGGCCTCTTCATCGAGCTGAGCTTCAGCTCAGCGGTGTCGCTCGACCCTGCGCCCGACGTTATCTGGTCGCTGTCGTTGGGCACGAGCTGCTCGTCGACGTTCGACCACAGCGGCACGACGGTCCACCCTCCGTCGGAGATGTCCGAGATCGGCCACGCGGGCTGCCACAGCCTCACGCTGTCGGCGATCGAGATGCCCGCCTCGGCCAGCATCCTCATCACCTGCGCTCTCGTCAAAGCGTCTGCGACTGCTAGGCCCGTGTCGGAGACGGCTCTCTGCCATGCCATCTGCATCGCGATCCCGTCGCTGATCGTGAGCCCGGTGTCGCTCGGCGAGATGTTGTACGTCTTGGACGCGGGCGTGTATACACGCGCGACGGAGTCCGAGAGCGAGATGCCCGAGTCCGTCATCGGTCGAGAACGGACCATCGTGTACGTCAACGCGTCCGACACCGTGAGCCCCGTGTCGCTCGCAGCTGCGACCTTCGGCGGCACGCCAAGGGGATAGTCTGCCGACGTCTGAGACACCGAGTACGTGTCGAAGAACACCGTGACCGCCACCGAGAAGCCCGACGGGTGGCCGAAGTAGACGCCGGTGCCGCCGATCGTCTGAGCGACCTGGCCCGTGCTCGTCGCCTGCGTCTGTGCGACCCCGTCGATCTGCCAATCGACCGTCCACGTCGTGCCGCTGACGTTCACCCGGATGTCGAGGCGGTGCCACGCCCCGGCGGTAGCTGTCACGCCCGACAGTGTCGTGAACGTCTGCGTCGTCCCGAACTGGACGCCCCAGTGCGGAGTGGCGCCGGTCTGGATGCCGAAGCGGATCGCGTTGCCCGATGCAGGGTAGACGCTGAACAGCTCGATCGACTGAGACGGAATCGAGTTGAGGTAGAAGTAGACGCGACCGACGTAGATCGCGTTCGCCGTGAACGTGTGCTGCTGGTAGCACGGGTTGCCGCTGCACGACATGCCCTGAGAGCCGCGGTTGACGACCGTGGACTCCAGCGACGCGCCGCTGCTAGCAGCACCACCGAAGAGGCTCGACAGCGTCGCCGGCGACTCGAAGTCAGTGTCGAAGATCAGCGACGGCATCGCGCCGCCTCAGAGCGGTCAGCGAAGTCGGGAGGGCGGGGCGCCGACGCGTCCAGAAACGCCATCACCGGCGCCACCTCCCTTCCCGATCAGATCGTGACCGTCCACGTGATGGCCAGCTGGTCGCCCGAGCCCATCGTCGTCGCCGTGAACGCGGTGTTGAGGAACAGCATGTTCGTGACGTTCGTGCCGCCCTGCGACGCCTTCGCCGATCCGCCGAAGAGGCCGGCGACCTGGATCGACGTGGCGACTGCGGAGGCGGTGAACGTCTTGCTCAGCGTGTACGTGTTCGTCAGCGACGCAGGGCCGGTGACGCTGTGAGCGTACGTGCCAGCGGCCCTCGTGAAGCCGCCGTACGTGAGCTCGCCCGAGGAAGCGTTCGGGTTCGTCACCGGCGCCGTGTCCGACGTCTGCGACGTGTTCCACGGGAGCGTGGTGGCCGCGTCCGTAGCCGCCGGCGCCGTGGAGCGGCACGAGAGGGCGATGGTGTCCGCGACCGCCACCGACGTCCCCGAGAGGTTGGCGGCGCAGAAGTCCGCGCCGACGTTCGACCTCAGGTTGGGGAACGCCCCGACGAGCTCGCCGCCGCATCGCTTCACGGCCTCTGCGAAGTACAGCGGCTTCTTGCCCTGCAGCATCCGGGCGATGTCCGCCAGCACGACGGACGGCCCGCAGCCGGTGACAGGGTGCTGCTCCTTCGATTCCATGCGATGACGCAGCCCCACCTCTCCGCGGACCTGGCGGTACACGGTGACCGTGACGTGGTTCTGCGCGTTGGCCTCCTCGACGAGGTCGTGGAACCGACGCACGTCCATGTGGGCGAGGAGCGGGCCGATGCCCGGGATCCCGTGACGCTTCTTCCTCTCAAGCGTCGCGAGGTCGTCCTGGATGTTGAGCCCTCTGCCCATCACGCCACGCTCACGATCTCGACCATGCCACGGGCCTCGAGCATGTGAGCAGTGGGCCCGTCGAGGGTCACCGTGTCGCCCTCGAAGTAGTCGCCGGCGTCGCCGACGTCTCCCTCGGGCACCTTGACGTGCTGGCTCGCGAGGACCTTGACGACGAGCGGTGGAACTGCGTTCTCGGCAGGGACCTTGTACACGGTGCCAGCCGGGTCCGCAGGGACGTCGCCGAACTCGACGTGCGGGACGTCCTCCATCTCCGGGTTTGGCGGTACGTTTCTAGCCTTGGGAGACACTCGTCCGATTCCTCCTTTCGTTCCCAGTCGGGCGCAGTGGCCGGCTGCGTTTGCTCGCCGGCCCTCGCGCTACTTCTTCGCTGCTGGCTTCTTCGGAGCCGCCTCCTCCTCTGCTGCCGCTTCGGCGACTGCCTCGGCTGGAGCTGCGCCGGCCGTCTCCGGGATCGCACCCGCCATCTGGGCGCTGGCCGCTGAGCGGACCTCCGCCATCCTGGCGTCGACGTTCCCTGGGTCGTGGTCGGTCTGCTCCTCCGTGAGCATCGCCTGCTCGGAGCTCGGGTGAGTCGGCTCTTCTCCGGTCTCCTTGAGGAGCGACAAGACGTGCTCGTCGCCATCCTCGTAGGCCTGCTTCACGACGGGCGAGACGTCCTCGTCTGCGATGATCGCCCCGGCTGGGTAGACCGTCGAGACGTTGTCGTACACGACCGTCCCGTCGGGCAGCTTCGTCTCGCCGATCGACTTGAGCACCGTGGCCCCATCGACAAGCACTTCGTACGGCATCGTTCCTCCTTTTCGACTTCGTGCGGTCCTACGCGATCTTCGCGTAGAGGAAGCACTCCGGCAGCTTGATCCGCGGGATGCGAGCGGATGCCTGCCGCAAGAAGTGGTTCTTCGACATCGGGTCCAGGATCACTTCCGACTGCATGCCCTGGTTGATCGACACCGAGTTGTAGCCGGAGTTGATCAGCACCTGCCCGTCGAGCGTGTCCGCGATCTCTCCGAGGTCGACGACGTACTCGGTCGTCATCAGCACGTGGTCGTCCGGGAGGTACTTCGTGATGCTTCCCGGCCAGCCCTGGCCGACGACTCCCTCTGCACGGTAGCCGTTGTCGTAGATGACCACGTCGACGCTCGCCGCGAAGGACGTGAACAGCTCCAGAATCTCGGCTCGCCTCGGCCGGTTGATGATGTTCGCTCCACCGGCGTAGAAGTTCACCGAGTTCTTGATCTTCTGGTTGCGGATCAGGTAGTCCCAGCAGAGCGACGTCATGTGCAGCTTCGTGCCGTAGTAGCCCGAGTCCGCCGCGATGAGCGTCGACCAAGCCTGGATGTCCGAGACCGGGTCGGCGTTGACGACATCGGACCACAGCGTCGCCGCCGTGGGAAGATGGGTGGGCAGCATGCCGTAGTTGATGTACAGCTGATCACCCGTCGGGTACTTGATGGTCAGGTTGCCCTTGAACGCTTGCCACCTCATCCACTCGGTGAGGCGCTCGTTCCTGAGCTGGAGTGCTCGTCCCCTCTCGACCAAGTCCATGCCCGCTACTCGCGAGATCACGTCGTCGGTCGAGTGCAGCCTCAGCCAGTCCTCGCCCGAGATGCGGTGCATTTCCTCGAGGAGGGCGAGCTCGATGATCTGCTCCTTCCAGGAGACGATCGGGCTCCAGAGAGGCGGAGTCGCGTCAGGAGCCTTGAACTGGCCGAGCCCGAACGCCACGATGTCGTTGACCTGCAGCTTCGCGGAGCGAGACTGGATCGTCTTCATCGGGGCGATCTGCTCGCCCAGGAACGCCTGGTCCTCCCGCATGGTCTGGAAGGGCCGGTTGATCACGTCCGTCAGGACGGCCTGATCGAAGATGTCGAACCTTGCTGCCATTGGCTTCTCTCACCTCCCTTCTACATGAACTTGCAGGTTGGCATGGCCGTCACGAGTGCGGCAGCGTACGTCGTGAAGCCGACGATCGCCGGCGTCGCGAAGACGCACCCGTGGAAGAACATCGGTGCAGGCTCGGCACCGTCCGTCGCAGAAGTCTGGAACTCGACGGAGTGTGCGAGGATGCCCGAGATGGTCCCGGAGCCGGTGTACGCGACGTGCTTCGTGGGATCCGTCGCGGAGACCGTGAGGACCGTGCCAGCTGGAACCACGTTGCGAGCGTTGCGATCCGCCGGCATCGGGAACGCGTTGGCGTCGAGGACGATCGACGCGATGGCGTCTAGCCCGGCAGGGAATCGCAGGATCTCGATCTCGAGAAACTGCCCGCTTCGTGAACTGTTCCATGGCATCTGCTTTCACCTCCTCACCTTGTGCGTTGCTTCCGTTGAGCTCCCTACTCCTCGTCCTTCTTCTCCCTCTTCGGAGCGTCATTGCCCTCCAGCCATGCGAGGGCGTCGTCTGCCCGCTCTTCGAGGCTGAGCTCCTTGTCCGTGTCGTTGTCCGGCCGCTCTCCCGCAGTGCTCTCGCGGGTGACGCGGTCGTGGAGGTCGAGCTTCGGGACGGTCTCGACGACGCGCTTCACGATCTCCGTCGCCGTGAGCCTGCTCGGCTCGTCCTTGCCCTCCTCGGAGAGGAGCAGCGCGGGACCGCCGTCGTCCGCCAGCATCAGCTGCTTGGCCGCCACGCAGACCGCCGGAGGCACTCCGGCCTCCTGCCACGCTCGAGTGACGTCCTCCACCTCGCGGATGTGCATCCGCTCCTCGAGGTCGTCGTACCTCTGCAGCCGGTCGCGGATCTCCTCCGCGGACAAGCCCAGCTCGTCCTCGAGCACGGACGTCGTCTCCGTGGTTGTCGTCTCCGTCTCGGTGTTGCCCATGTGTTCACCTCCTCTCCTCTCCTCGGAGTGCTGCTGCGAACTCTCTAGCTGCGCGAAGAGCACGTCGCTCTCGCCGTCCTCCGCCAAGTTGGCACCGAAGGGCTCCAGCCCGTCGAGCCACGGCGAGTTCGTGAGGCACACGTGGTCGAGCACCATCGGGAACGTCATCCCGTCGCTCTTGCGCACGAAGCCGAACTTGATGCCCGCCGAGCGGTTGGCGATCGTCCCGTCCTGCGTCTTCTTCCTCGTGTCGTCGTCCGTGAACCGGTGCAGGCCGAGCAGCACGTGCTCTCCCTCGCGCTCCGGGTCGTCCTCGATCTTCAGATCGTCGATGAAGCCAGTGTTGTCCTCCGTGCGGTTCTCGTGACTTAGCGGGAGCGTGACGTGCTGCTTCGCTCCCTCCTTGAACGCCCTGAGGAGCTCTCCGAGCACGACCTGGCCCTTCTTCACGGGCCCGTCGAGGGTGACGATCAACGGCTTCCGAAGCGGCTGGCCTCCCACGCCAGGCCTCACCTTCCAACGGCCGGTGCGGAGGATCGGCTTCCACACGCCGTCCTCGAGCATCAGCGAAGCACCGCCCTCGTAGAAGAACTCGGCGAGCGTGGGCCCCTCGCCGGCGCCGCCACCGACGTTCTCGTCCTCCTGCGGGCCCTCGGTGTCGCTCTCGAACTCGTCGCACGTGTAGTTGTCGTCGACGGGCACGTCCCAGAGCTCGCAGTCGCCGGCCGCGTAGTGGTCGCACGCGGCGCACGACGTGTTCGGGTCTGCAGCCGGTCGGTAGTTCGCCTCCGCCGGGATCGCGCCCTCCTCAGCCGCCTCGTCGCGGCCCTGGTCGGCTACGTCCTCTGGGTCGTCGACGACTGCGAGGTCGAGTTCGTCGTCCATCACTTGCCTCCCTTCAGAGTCTTCCGCTGTTCAGCCATGCGCTCGGCACGCCGTCGCAGTGCCTCGGCCTCTCGGCGGTAGGAAGCAGCAGACCCACCGCCCTTGTCGGCCATCTTCTGCGCAAAGGCTGCTCGCTTGTTGAGGCCGTCGATCTCGTCGCCCATCGCGCCGTGGAGGTGCTCGTCCATCTTCGTCTGCTCGCTGTTCGTGAGGCCGCGACCGGGGTTCCAGCCGTGCGTCTCGCCGTACGTGCTCGTCCACGCCGGCCGCCACACGCCGTCGGTTCCCTTCCGCAGCTGGAACGTCGAGGTCTTGAAGTCCGGGTGCTCGAGGTCGATGCTGAAGTGGTGACCCTCGGTGCCGTCGTCTCGTTTCACGATGCCGTGGAACACCTTCGACGCAGGCGTTCCCTGGCCTCCGAGGTTCGAGACCACGTGGCCCTCGTGGATCACCTTCGCCATCGTGTCCGTGTGCGGCGGTTGAGCTACCTGTCCGTCGCCGGAACCAGCCCCCGACCTCATGCGCGCTTCGTGCTCCTCGAAGAGCTTGTGCGTGCCCTTCCCGTGCGGGACGTCGTAGACGTCGAAGCGAGTCTCCGGCTGCACGTAGTCCCACTGCGAGCCGTCCCAGTAGCGGCCGACGATGCTCCCGTCGTCGTTCTTGATCGGCGAGCCCACCTTCCTCAGCTTCCCGCCGAAGCCGACGACGCGCGAGCCCACGGGGATCCGCTTGATCGGCACCTGCTTCTCGCCCGAGCGCGCGGGGCTCAGCAGCGGCACAGGGCTCGCCTTCGTGCTCTGCTTCCTGCGCATGAACCCGGGCTTCTCAGGGTGCGGCTCGAACTTCGCAGCCGTCGCCGGGCTCGTCATGCTGTGGATGCTCTCGGGGATCTCGTCGTGAGTCGACGCGTGCTTGTTCGCCATGATCCGCTGCGAACGGGTGGGAGCAACGCTGGGAGCGGCGGGAATCGGCGGTCTGACGTCGGCCTCGTGGGAGGGCTGACCGGAAGCAGCGCCCGAGGCGAGAGAGGCGGAGTTGATCCCCAAGCGGTCGTACTCGTGGCCGCTAGCTTCGTGGCGGACGTGCACTGTCGCTGACCCGTCCTTGTGCCTCTCGATCTTCGTGATCACGTGCACTCCGTGCGCGACTCCCCATCCCTGCTTCTGTACTCTCTCGATGGGCACACCACCCAAGTTGACGCGGTCTCCCACCTTGAAGTCTGCTAGCGTCCGCCCTCCGCGCTTCGCCGCATGCGGCGTATCTGCCGACGTGCCAACGAGCCTCTGCCACTCCTCGGGAGTCCGCTGAGCGAGAGCCTCGATGACCGAGCCGTGGATCGTGCCGCTGCCCGTCTCGCCGTCGATGTTCGCCTTCTTCCACGAGCCGAAGCGGCCCATGTTCCGGGTGCTCACGGTGCCGACGTGAACGCCGTCGATGTACACGTGCTTCATGCCGCTAGCGTCGGTCATCTTCCCGGGCCGGCCGCTCTCGGGCTTCTTCGACGTGACCCTCACATCGCGACCGCCAGTGAGCCGGCTGTACGCCTCCGGGTGCTTGATCACCTTGCCGTTGTACTCGTGGAGCACTCGGATGCCGGGCGCCTCGACCCGCGAAGCTGGCCCTTCCTGCGTCAGCACCCTGCCGGGCTCGAACACCCTCACGCGAGCGCCCGTCATCAGCGCGCTCGGGCGAGTCCTGTCGAGCTGCTGGCGGACGCTCTCTGCCGTGCGGCCGCGGGCGACGATCTTCCTGTCGGGCCCGTGGACCCGGATCTCTCCGTTCTTCACGGCCGCCGTGTGGCCCCTGGGCAGCGTGAGCCCCTCGATGCCCGAGATGCTGCGCTCCCTGATCTGCATCGCCGTGCCGCCAGCAGCCGCGAGCTTCCTCGCCTGCCGCCTGCGCTCGGCCACGCCCCTCGCCGCCCTGTACATGTCGGGATAGCCCGCCAGCGCCCGTCTCGGCGTGCCGGCGAAGTACTTGCCCATGTTCTTGACGTCACGGCGGTTGAGCGACTCGAGTAGGGGCGTGCCCCCTTTGAGGTCAGCTTTTGGGCGCGGCTCCAGAGGAGTGGGCCGGATCTTGCGGTAGTGGTCCGGCTTCTCAGGGTGCGGTTCGAAGGCCCGTTGGGTGGCCGGCGACGCCTTGGCATGGATCGACGTGTGGATCACGTCGCTGGCGGCCGCTTCCTTATTGGCCTTTATGCGATCGGCGCGGGTGAGGCCCTCTGGCGGTGGTTGAGTGTGCCCCTGTGGCCGCCTCTCGCGCGCTACCCTTTCGCCCGGGACGCCGCGCTTCCCTTCGAGGATGTCCGACACGTGGGTGTGCTGAGCGAGCGCGTCCCTGAGCTGCCTACGCCTGATCGCCACCACCCTGCGGTCGGCCGAGCCCTGCTGGGCGCTGCTCATCCGCCGGCCGAGCTCCTTGCGATGCTCCTCGAGAGCCTTGTTGCGGTCGACTCCGTTGGCGTCAGCCGTCGAGACGACGCCGCGGATCTCAGCCTCGGCATCGCGTCTGGCCCTGGCGCTCGTGTAGCGGCCCGGTGCCGTTGTGACGACGGAGACGGGCCGCACGCCGACCGTGAACCCGCGGGTGCTCGGCCGCGTGGGAGGCGGCTTGATCCCGGCGAGCTGGTTGCGGTGCGCCTCGGCCTCCGCCCTCGACGGATGAACCTGAAGCGTCTTGTTCTTCTGGATGTCGACGACGCGGTAGCGGTTGCCGGTCTGCCCATGAGGGCGAACGACGTAGCGGCGCTCGGCGGGGATGTTCTTGCGGCCCTTCTTCACGACCGTGGAGGCGGCCGCCGCTCTCCTCTTCGCCTGAGCCCTTCGTTTCGCCATGCGGTCCGCGTCCTTCCGCGCCTTGGCGAGGTCGTCCCGAAGAGTGCGCACGGCAGAGAGATCGCCTCGCTTCTCGGCCTGGCTCAACAGCCGCTTGATCGCCTCGACTCGGGCCTCCGCCTTGCCGACTCCGGTCGAGATCGGAGTGCCACCGCTGAGGCTCTGCTGCTGCTTGAGCTTCTTCGAAGCGGACTTATGCGCCTCTTGAGCTGCCTGGTAACGAGTCGCGTGTTGAGCGAGGTTGGTGGTGTACTGGCTGTGGTCGTGCTTTGAGACCACGTTGCTGTTGGCGTCGAGGACCTCGTACCGTCCCTTTCCCACTCCGCTCTTGCGATAACGAACGTGGGTGCCACCGTCGCTCAAGACCTGCCTGTCGTTCATCTTCGAAAGCTTCAAGACCGAATGACCAAAGCCCTTCGGTGCAGCCATCTGCGGCCCCTCACGCGCCATCTCCGGAGTGACGACTCCGCCGAGGCGGCCGGCGTTGCGGTCCTCCGTGATCGACAGGGCTTGCCTCACCTGGCC